AGACCGTGATCGTCACGTTATTGCGGTAGGTACAAACGCCATTGGCTCTACAGAGCTTGACCCGCTACTGGTTCGGTTTAGTTCGCAAGAAGATCCGTTTGACTGGAATCCCACGGCAACGAATACCGCAGGAGATTTGCGGATTGGTAATGGCTCAGAGATTGTTCAAGCTGTCGAAACTCGTCGTGAAGTTCTTATTATTACAGATAGTTCTGTGCATTCGATGCAGTTTATTGGGCCGCCGTTTACTTTTGGTATTACGCAACTTTCTAATCAAACAACGATTCGCGGCTCTAACGCCGCCGTGGCTGTGGGTGACGCGGTATTCTGGATGGGTGTGGACAGATTCTATCTCTACGATGGTAGAGTGCAACCGCTGCCGTGTAGCGTAAGAGACCATGTTTTCAAAGATTTCAATAATCTTCAGGCAAACAAAGTATATGCGGGGTCTAATGCGGCCTTTGGCGAGGTGTTTTGGTTCTATCCGTCTAGCGCAGGAGCGGAGAATGACAGGTACGTTGTTTATAACTACGAACAAAAAATTTGGTACTTTGGGAATCTTGAACGCACCGCATGGTTGGATCGTGGCATAAATCAGTTTCCAATTGCGACAACCTCATATTCTAACACTGAATATCCAAGTGCATTGTATGAACATGAGCGTGGGGCAGATGCAGATGGCGAGGCAATCACCGCATTTATTGAATCTGCGCCAATAGATATCGGAGATGGCAACGAGTTTTCGTTTATTCGCCGAATGATTCCCGATATAGATTTCAACAATTCGTCAAGCGGCGCGACTAAAGAAGCTACGCTGACGTTGAAAGCGCAACGATTTCCGGGGACAGGGTTTACTGCGTCAAATGCTTTAACAGTTACCGATACGACGGAGCAAAATCATACACGTTTGCGGGGCCGGTCATTTGGATTGCGAGTAGAGTCTGATAATTTGGGCGTTAGTTGGCGTTTAGGTTCACCACGAGTCGATGTCCAGAAAGATGGTAGAAGATGAGTAGAGACCTTGTTCCACCACAATTTTCTTTAGCTCCAGAGGAGTATGATCAAACCTACTTTGATGATATGGTGAGGTCACTTACACAACTTGTTGTGCAACTCCAAAATCCGGGGGAGCTACGGGGAACAAAGATTACGTTGACTGATTTGCCTACTAGCGCATCTGGTTTAGAGTCCGGTGCGCTGTTCAATGACAGTGGAACTGTGAAAATCGTGACATAAACGAGTTTTTGCGTATAATTGTTCTACATACAAGGGTTAAGCAATGAAGCTAAAAGACATTCTGAAAATAGCGGCCCCAGTTGTTCTCGGCCCAGCAGTCGGCGGAATGTTCCCCGGTATGAACCCAATGTTGAGTTCTGCTTTGGCTTCTGGCCTTGGCGGGGTTGCATTTGGCCAGAAGCCCAAAGATGCTTTGCGCTCTGCTCTCCTTGGTGGCATTGGTGGTGCTGTGTTTGGTGGACCGCAGCAAGCAGCGCAAACAACTTCTGCTGTTACTCCAAGCGTCGCAGGAATGAACCCTGCTATCCAAAAGCGCGTTACTGAGCAAGCGGCACAAAACGCAGCCAATACGGGCGGAGCAACAGGCATAAGTGCTGTTCTTGGCAGGGGCAAGGCTCCAGATGTCACCAAAGACCTAACTATGAGTGGTGAGCTTCTTAAAGGGCTGAATTTTGCTGGAGAGGGTGAGGGAAATCTTTTATTTAAGCTTTTAAACACCAAGATGGGCGAAGGCATTGCTGCTGGTCTTATAGCGCAATTGCTTGCTGGCGGTGATGAAGAAGATCCACAAGGCTCTTTCGAGCGCAGACCATTTGGTGAGGGCGGCCCCGGTGGTCAGATTGGCGGCATAAATTACATGAAGGCTGGCGGTGAGCCAGACTTCTTCCCGCGCCGTAACGGCGGCATTGATCCAGCCGAAGGATCAGGCACAAAAGATGATGTGCCTGCGCTTCTGTTAGCTGGCGAGTTTGTCCATACCAGAGAGGCCAACGAAGGTTTAGGAAAAATGATGGGGGCAAGGACAAAAGACGAAGCTGCAAGAAAAGGCATACAAGCTCAATATGAGCTTATGGATGCTTTTGAAAGGATGGCGTGATGGCAGTGCAAACCGTTGAATCTGTACAGCGATTAGCGCCGTACCTTGAAGGACTAGAAAAGCGGCTTTTGCAGTCTGCTTTTGGCACATTTAGTGGTAGTAAACAGACTTCTCCGGGCTTGTTAGATAGCGGTCTTGGGCTTCCTGAATTCCAAGTAGCTGGTCTTGACCCCCTACAGCAAGAAGCATTGCGAGTTGCTCCAGAGATGTTTGGGTCATTTGCGCCATTTATCCAAAGCGCAGGAGGCCAAGCCGGTGCTGGTTCTGCGGCTTTAGCTGGCGGACTTGGAATGCTTTCGGATCCGCGTCAATCAGTACAAATGTTCATGAATCCTTACCAAGACGTTGTGATTGACGAAATTAATCGTCAGGCGGCTAAAGGACAACAAGGCATAGCTGGACAAGCTGTAAGAGCAGGGGCATTTGGTGGGTCTCGTTTTGGTGTGCAGGCTGGAGAGGCTGAAGGACGACGCCTTGCAGCAATTGCTGACGCACAGCGCAAAGGCTTTGACACAGCCCTCAATGCCTCTCAAAGAGCAGCGCAACTCATGGGTGGACTTGGACAAGCCTATGGGTCATTGGCTGGCACTACTGCTGATATTGGCCGTGTAGGCTCTGAACTTGGCCGCGCCGATCTGGGCATGCTCACATCTCTTGGTGAGATAGGTCGTAACTATCAGTCGCAGGTTCTTGAGGCACAGCGTCAGAATCAATTGCAACAAGCACAAGAGCCATTCACACGACTTCAGCTTGGACAACAGCTTCTTAAAGGAATGCCAAGTGGTAATCTTGCCAGCACATTTAGAACAGCGACTACGCCTGACACCAATCCGTTCTTAGCCGGTGTAGGTGCTTATAGCGCCCTTCAAGGTGTACAGTCTGGGAGCAAGTAATGGCTATTAGACCGACAAGAGGATCTGGCATTGGGCAAGTTTCACCGTTTTCTGTTTTAGACAGGGGAACAGACCCTTCATCATTGTTAGGTGCTGGTGTTAATACCAGAAGCGCTGGTATACGCCAAGCCATTGATTTGTCTGGGCAAAACAATAAGATATTGCCTCGCAACTTTAGTCTTACTGATGTTTCTCCGGTGCCGGGGTCTGTTGGCATGAGTACAGTTCCTGTAACTGGCGCTCCTGATTTAACGCCTTCTTTTATTACTACCGATGATCCGGCAGGGTTTTCCATTCTCAGCCCAAGAGGGCGAGAATCACTTGATGAATTTCTCGGCATGTTGTCTATCGCACCAAGGCCGGGAGGTCCGGCTCAAGTGCGGGACGCTAAAGCGGCTGCACGAGCGCAGGGTCTTGATCCTGATGCTGGCCCCGGCGGCTTGGACTTTGACATGCCTAGTGCAGAGGCTTTCCAAGCCTTTATGGACTATGACCCAAGCAAAGACGCAGGATTTGCGGCATCTATTGGAGATGCACAAAAAGATGTCATGTCTCAAGACCCGATGAATACAATGGCTTATCGCTCCGCTAATGCGGCAGCTAGTGCTGCTGATGCGGAAGAAGGAGCGGCGAGTGGCAGTGGAGCAGGGGGTGATGGCACTTCTACGACAGATGCAGATGACAATGCTTTAGATGCAGTAGATTATGACAGTGTTTCTCAATTTCCCACTGATTCTGGTGGGCAAACCACTGAAAGCAACATCTATTCAGATTTAATGAAGACATCTACTAACAGCGTTCTTGAAGCTCTGGGAAAGGCCCCTGAAGGCGCAAAAACAATTGATGAGTATAAGCAGATATTTTCAGAAGCTACAGGAGTTGATATCTCTGGGCAGCCGGACAATTCTGCTGCTCTTACAGCATTTGGCCTTGCTCTTATGCAGAACAAAGCTGGCAAAGGTTTTAATGTAGGTCAGATGCTTAGTGAGGTAGGTGCTGCTGGAGAGAAGGCGTTGCCTCTTATGATTCAGGCTAAGAAGGATGCGAAGGCATCTCAAATAGCTGCTGGCCGTTTTGCTCTTACAGAACAAAGTAAAGACGCTGCTACTCGGACTGCCTTCATCACAAATCAAGTTAATTATCTGCGAGATCGCCGCGACAAAATTAATGACGACATGGTTGCTCGTATCAATGCGACTGAGGACATCCGTCTGAAGGCTAAGTTAAAGGCCGAAGGTGATTACCAGAATCACTTGTACAATCGTCAAATAAAGCTGCTTGAGCTTAACGGTAAGGCTCTGAAGGGACAATTCAAGACAGGTGATAAAACCACATTCAAGCCGATCACAGGCATGGACAATCTAACCTTGACGATGGGTGTTCGTGAGTCTGATGGCCAGCCTGTTTACAAGTTCCCTGCCGAAGAAGCTGCTCGTTTTGGTGTGGCTCTGGCGGATGTTAATGATGGCCTTCGCTCACTAGATGATATGTCGATGCTAATTAGCAATGTTGCCAATCAACCCGGAGGTGTTACAGGGCAAAAAGCAATAGAGGTTTTGAATGGTTGGTCAAGGAGTTTAGGATTCGACAACATCTATTACGACCCTGATGCCAAAACAGCGACACCTCTGGCTGATGCAGACGCAATTAAGAAAAGGATCATTGCTCAGTACAAACGTTTTCTTTCGCAAGAAACTGGCAATGGTATTTCAGAAGGTGACGTTACAAGGCTCGAAAATGCTTTGGGCGATGTTAACTGGTTTGCTAATCCAGATGTCGCTCTGCAAAGAATCGAAGAGACTAGAGCAATATTCATGGGCAGAAAAAGTCAGCTTATGAATGAGATCGAAGGCTTTGATGACAAAGATCTTTATCTTTCTGAAAAGCAATATAACAAAACAATCAGAAGTCTGGCTGCTGACATTGATGCCGCCTACTATTATGACAAAACTGGCGGTTCTGGCAGATCTTCAATGATGTCAGAAATATTCGATGTTACGGAAGATGAAAGCGGGATTATGACATATCGCCTGAAAGGCTCGTAAGGATCGGCTATGGGAAAGATAAAAATTGAACTCCCTAATGAGTCCTTCTTTGTCGAAATTGAAGGTGATCAGCCGAACATCAAAGAACGCATTGCGATCAATGAGCTAGTTCAAAGCAAGACGAGGCCAACAACAACTCGTCAAAGAGTGTCGTCGCAGCAGTCACAGGTGGATCAATCCTTTGACACGGAGACCGGCATTCAAAGCGGCATGCTCCGTGCTGCGCTGTCTGCGGCTGAAACAGCCGAGGAAGAGGAGGCAATCCTCGCACGGGCTGGCTTTGCCTCAGAGGATTTTATAAGAGATCGTCGTGGTAGGCTTGCCCTAACGCCGACCGGTGCAGCTAAGACCGGCATGGAGACTGACAAAAACGTTCTCATAGATGAAGAGGGCTTCAGTCGTTATGACTTTGCGGACTTGGCTGGAATCGCACCTGAAGTCACAGGCGCGATTGTAGGTGCCGTTAAAACCGCACCGCTTGGCGCTCCCGCTGGACCCTTTGGTGTTTTGGGGGCAGGCGCGGTAGGCGCTGCTGGTGGTGCGGCTGCCGGAAATCTTTTTGAAGAGGGCATTGAGGGTTTATTTGGCGTTTCTAAGCAGACGGCTGGTGAAATAGCCAGAGACACAGCTAAAGAAGCTGCAATTGCAGGTGGAGGCGAACTTTTGTTCGGCGCACCATTTGCAGCATTTAAACTTCTGTCTCCAAAGCCGGGGATCTTAAAAGAAGGTGGACAGCAACTAGATGATATCGGCTTGGCGATTAGTAGAGATTATCAGCCTACTAAACGTGCCATGGGATTGCCCCCTATACCTGCAAAGTTAGAACAAGTCACAGAGTCTGTTATAGGCGCAAGCCCACGACAGGTTAAAAATTCTGCACAAATGCAAGCAGATCTTGCTCGTTATAAAGGTCTGATTGATGAAGCCGTAGATACAGCACAGGGGCAATTAGCTGGAGACTTTTTACTTGAGGCTCAAGCTTTGAGCAGTCAAGCGCTATCTAGCGCAGCCACTAATGTAAGAGCATCAATTATTGGTCAGTTGGACGACGCAGTAAAATCTGTTACTGGGAGCTTAAAGAAGAACGCATCTTTGGATGACGATCTTTTTGCCTTGGTTAACAATTCTTTCCAAGCATTCACTCAAAAAAATACGATCAATTTTGCTTTGATTGATGATGTGATGAGCAAGTCTATTGGTCAATCCGACATTCTTCCAACTAATAGCCTGAAAGAGCTTGCTGAAAGTTTCCAACAAAAATACGGACAAGTTTCGATTGGAGGAACAGAGCAAGGGGCCAAGGCAATGGCCGACACCTTGGCTGAACAAATTAATCAACTCGGTAACAAAGCAAGCTTCACTACGATTTACAAAAATCGGGAGAATCTTATGAAGGCGATGTATGCATCGCCTAAAAAATTTGGCACTGAGTATCAGATGCAGAAAGATGTTCTTGCCGCTCTGGACAACATTCTTACATCTTCAAACATTGAAACTCTTGCTAAAGGCATTGGCAAAAAGTTTGGTGCTGAAAGTGTGCAAGCTTTGAAAGCTGCTGCTGATAGCATCCCAAATGCTCGTGATTTTTATTTTAAGGGCATGAAAAGATTTGAAGATATTGAGGCCGCAACGGCAGGAAAAAATATTGTAAGTAGCTTGCGTGAAGGTGAAACGCCTTCAAACCTTGCAGGGTTTGGTATGTCGTTGATAAAAAATGGCAACAAGAAACCTTTAGAAAATCTTCGCGCCGCATTGGGCGCTGGCCCACAATATCAATCTGTTAAAGAGGCTCTTGGTCGAGAATGGATGAGAACCACATTAAAAAACAGCGGATTCGACACCGCTAATCCGTCCTTGTTCAGTTCAGATAAATTTCTTAAAGCGATTGATGATCTTGGTGAAACAGGCGAAGAATTGTTCGGTGGTCAGCTTGCTGGCATTAGATCCGTTGCTAAACAAATGGATGACCTGTCTATCGGCAGAATAAATCAAAAGGTTTTAGACGACGCCTTTGAAGCAGGTGTAGATCAGTCAGTTCTTACCGGAATGAGAAATGCTTTAGGTGCTGCTAGAGGTTTTGCCGAGGTGCGCAAGCCTCAACTGCTTAGAAAACTAAATGATGGAACCTTGGAAGCGGATGAGGCTTTAGAAGTATTTTTAGCCCCCGGCGCAAAGAAAAAAGAAGTTCGCGCCATAATGAACTTCTTTGAACGCAGTGGTAACGAACAAGCTATGGCTAGTATTAGAGGTGCAGTTCTTGACGATATATTTGATGGCATGGGAGCCACGGTTAATGCTCAAGATTTGGCGGGGCTTGCGGGACGCATTGCCAAAAGAGACAAAGGTCAGAAGCTAGACATTCTCCTTGGCAAAGAAATCGCTCAAGATGTTAGAGAATTTGGCCGTATTATGGGAGTCTTATCGAAAGACGCATCCACCTCTGATCTTGTTGCCAATAGTATCACTGTAAACTTTATGAGTCAGCTTGGCCGCATATCTCGCTTGTTTTTGGTGGGCAGGTTGTTCGATGGCAGAGGGGCAGTAAAGCAAATAGATGAGGCTTACAAGCGCAGCAAAGGCATGCCAGTGGAAGAACGTGCAAACTTTATAGGCACAGTCGTAAACGGTTTGTTTAGGCCCGTACCACAAGTATCAGCACAACTTGCGGATGAAGGTGCTAAAAACGCTGCTCGTGAGGTAGAGGCATTAGGCAACCGTCTTACAGAACGTATACCGCAAATGACAACGCCGAGTGCATCATCTGGCATCGGGGCCGTTGATGTGACGCAGCCACTAAATCCAAATGTAGCGCCCGTATCTCCGGCTGCTCCGGCAACCGGAACAAATGTACCGGTTCCGTCGATTACGACTGACGCAACGCCCGGTGCGAATATCCGCCAGATGGCCACAAACAACCCCGAAGTAGCAAGGGCGCTTGGTATTCGTGGTGCAACAGCAGGATTACTATAATGAACAAAGATAAGCTCCGTGAAGAACTTGCAGAAGATGAAGGCTGCAAGTTTGAAATTTACCTAGACCATCTCGGCCTACCTACATATGGGATTGGACATCTTGTGGTAGAGGACGATCCAGAGTACGGCCAGCCCGTTGGTACGCCTGTCGATGAAGAGCGAGTACGACAAGTGTTTGCTTTGGATATCGCGTCTACTTTGGACGAATGCAAAGTTCTGTACCCAGATTTTGACGATCTGCCAGAAGAAGCACAATTGATCATTGCAAATATGATGTTCAATATGGGCAGACCGCGTCTCTCCAAGTTTAAGGGCATGAAGGCTGGTGTAGATGCTAGAGATTGGAACAGGGCCGCTGACGAGATGGTAGACAGCCGCTGGTATGATCAGGTCACCAACCGCGCAAAACGTTTGGTTGCGCGTATGAGAGCTTTAGAGAATCAAGCTTGATACAAATCATTTCCTGATTATCGGCGCGTTGAATGTCAGCATCTATATACACTGACTGCCGATAGCATTCGTCTAAGCTCTCGAAAGGCGATAGCGCGGCTACATTGTACTCTGTGGGCGCTACCGCCGTAACAAGAATAAGCATCCATTCGTAGGGCATTTTTACCCCCTATTGGCTGAACCGATCCCCATGCTGGCCACATTGCTGCCATAATCTTTATCGTATGCGTCTTTGACCAACTTGGCAATCTGTAAGCCTATGGTTCTATGCTCCTCTTTCGACATGGCTCTGAGTTTGTTGTATGTGTCTATATCGACACCTACTGACTTGACTTGTTTTGCCTGTTTCATCACAATCTCCCACAGATAACCAAAACAGCCCACATATTACCATGTATTATCCCAGACGCAAGAACAAGTACGGCGCGAAAAAGACCACTGTCGATGGCATCACTTTCGACTCTAAATGGGAGGCACAACGTTGGGGCGAGTTAAAAGCTATGGAACGTGGTGGGCTTGTAAGAGATTTAGAGAGACAAGTGAAATACGAGATTATCGTCAATGGTGAAAAAATTTGTCGGTATGTAGCAGACTTTAAATACAAGCTAATTGATGACGATGGCGTTGCGAAAGAAATAGTTGAAGACGCCAAAGGATTTGAAACCGCTGATTTCAAACTAAAAAAGAAATTGATGAAGGCTGTTCATCAAATAGATTTGTATCTTTCTAAAAAGGCCGTTGACAAGCGATGATTGCTACCCTATGTTGATGGAGGTTTGACGACCTTAGCAACAGGAGGGTTCAATGAACGCCGCAGATATGCCTATGTGGAATGATTTGTCGTCGCTCAAAGAGCATCACGACGATCTTAAAGCACAGATCGCAAGCCTTCAGGCACAACTGAAGATTGTGAAAAACACCCTTGAAGATATGTTTACGGAACCGGCGATGCAAAATCTTGCCCAGCAGGGTAAGGACTTTGGCTCGACTACGGTTACGTCTGGTGAACACAAGATCACTTTAGATTTTCGTAAGCGTGTTGATTGGGATCAGGAGGCTCTGGCCAATATTCTTGACCGGATGGATCCTGACGCGGCTCGGCATTACGCTACAATCAAGTATTCGATTGCCGAAGCCAAATTTCAAAATGCACCGCCGGAGATCAAGGCTCTTCTTTCTGAAGCGCGTACTGTTCTGCCGCAAGGTGTATCCGTCGATATTCAAGAGAAGGGATAAGCTTATGCTTCAAATTATCTCCGCCGCAGAAAGGCTTGCTGAAAAGCGCGGTCACAAGATTGTGGTCGCTGGCAAGTCTGGTGTGGGGAAAACATCACTGGTGCGTACCTTGGACATGGACAAGACTTTGTTCATGGACTTGGAGGCCGGTGATGCCGCCATTGAGGGCTGTGAAGTCGATGTCATTAGGCCGCGCACTTGGCAAGAGTGCCGTGACTTTGCATGCTTCCTCGGTGGCGGGAACCCTGCGTTAAGTGACGACTCTCCATACAGCATGGCTCACTACGAGTATGTGTGTCAGATGTATGGTGATCCAGAAGCCGTGCTGCAAAAGTACGATACTATCTTCATTGATAGTATTACGGTAGCAGGGCGGCTGTGCTTTACGCACAATCAGAACCAGCCAGAAGCGCGGTCAGATCGCACTGGAAAGCTGGACACTCGTGCAGTGTACGGCGCACAGGGCCGTGAAATGATGGCTTGGCTGACCCACCTTCAGCACATTCGCGATAAGAATGTTATCTTTGTTGGCATCTTGGATGAGAAGACTGATGAGTATGGTCGGCAAACATATGAGTTGCAGATTGAAGGCTCAAAGACAGGGCGTGAATTGCCCGGAATTGTCGATGAAGTTCTTACGATGGCAACCCTTGTGTCAGACGAAGGCAACATGTTCCGCGCATTTGTCTGTCACACTTTAAATCAATGGGGCTATCCGGCGAAGGATCGTAGCGGTAGGCTTGATGCCATTGAAGAACCTCATCTTGGCAAGCTGTTTGAGAAGATGTCTGGGCCGCGCCCAGAGGCCATGCAGTTTGTCGATCCCACACAGGTCAAAATTGCAGAGGGAGTTAATTGACCATGCTTAATCTCAACAATGTCTCTTACTCGGACAACGGTCCACAGGAATTTGATTTGATTCCTGACGGAACCATTGTTCGTGCTTTTATCAAGCTTGAAGGTGGTGATATGGAACTGCCTGAGTTTGGTGGCGGCACCTACTTTAAGTCGTCGCAGAGCGGTGCAAAGTGGATGCCTATCGAAATGACCATCGTTGGTGGCTCATATGATAAGCGTAAGATTTGGCAGAACATCTTTGTTGATGGTGCCAAGTTAGATGAAAACGGTTTTTCTGTAGCCAAGCGCATTGGCTTGGAAACCATTAAGAAGATGGTTGATAGTCACTTCAACATTAGCATGAAGGATGATTCGCCAGAAGCTGCACAGAAGCGCGGCAGTGTTAATGGCGTTCATATGCTGAATGGCATGCAGATTTGCTTCAAGGTTGGCATTGAGAAGGGTACTAACGGTTACGCAGACAAGAATAAGATCAAGACCGTATTGACCCCCGACTCTAAAGAGTTTATTGCAGGTGACGCTACGGCAGTTGCTCCAGCGTCTACCCCTATGCCACAAGCGGCTCCAGCGCCTAGCGCACCGGCCACTACAGCTACAGCGGGGGTAACACCAACATGGGCGCGTTAAACTTTATTAGGTCATTTCTTGGCGGCAGCCCTCGTGAGGTCGTCAAACTCGGCAAGGGGGGAGCCGAGGCCGTAAATCCCCCCACCATCGTAAGTCTTCCTAAAACCGTTCAGGTTCCTAAATTCTGTCGCTCAACCTTGCTTATGATTTCTCGTAAGAAGGGGGCCACAATCTCTGAGATTGTGAAGAAAACAGGGAAGACCAAAGGCACGATCTATCAAGAGATTGCTCTGATCAAGAAGAGTGGGATCAAGATTGTTCGTGCTTACGAGAAGCCAGTATATAGGTTTCGGGTAGGCTAACATGTTGCTCCGTCCGTATCAGGAGGTAGCAATCAATGATGCCGCTGATGCTCTGGACAAACATGGCAACACACTCGTAGTCGCTCCCACTGGGGCTGGAAAGACAATCATGCTTTCCGCTCTGGTGGGCAAGCGCCGGAGTGTGTCCAAAGATGTTTTGATCTTGCAGCATCGTGACGAGTTGGTTTCACAAAACTCCACGAAATTTCAACGTGTGAACCCTGAATTGTCGGCAAGTTACGTCAACGCTTCACAAAAAGATTGGGGCGGCGATGCAGTATTTGCGATGGTTCAAACTCTTTCACGCCACAACAACCTTGAGCAAATGCCAAGGGTTGATCTTATTGTCGTGGATGAAGCGCACCACACTGTAGCTGATACATATCAACGTATCATTAATGCCGCTAAAAAGGCCAATGAGGGGGTGCAAGTCGTTGGCTTTACCGCTACCCCCAACCGTGGTGACAAGAAGGGTCTGCGGGACGTATTCACGAACTGTAGCCACCAGATCGAAATTGCCACATTAATCCGTGAGGGCTTTCTTGTGCCACCTAAGACATTCGTTGTGGATGTTGGGGTGCAAGATGAATTGCGTGATGTACGCAAGACCGCATCTGACTTTGACATGGCAGATGTCGAAAAGATTATGAACCGCCGCGCTATCAACAAGCGCGTGGTTGAAGAATGGCTGGACAAAGCCGGTGATCGCAAGACGATTGTATTTTGCTCTACTATTCGTCACGCAGAAGATGTGTGCGAAGAATTTGTTGGGCAGGGCGTCATTGCTCATGTCGTTACAGGCAATACACCATCTGATGAACGTGAGGAGATTCTACATGATCTCGCTCACGGTGAGACGCAGGTAGTGGTAAATGTCGCTGTCTTAACCGAAGGATTTGATGCGCCGCCTGTATCCTGTGTGGTGCTGACACGGCCATGCTCATACAAGTCCACAATGGTTCAGATGATCGGGCGTGGTTTGCGCACGGTTGATCAGGAAGAATTTCACGGCGTTGTAAAGACTGACTGCATTGTCATGGACTTTGGAACGTCTGTCCTGACGCATGGATCACTGGATGATTCCGTTGATCTTGATGGCGCTGGCGAAGCAACGGCTGGTGACGCGCCAGAAAAGGTTTGTCCGGAATGTGATTCAATCGTGCCGCTCGGCGTTCGTGAGTGTCCGTTTTGTGGCCACATGTTTGAGGGGGCAGACTCTGATCCTCTCGACAACTTTGAGATGACCGAAGTGGATCTGATGGAGCGCTCTCCATTCAGGTGGGTAGATTTGTTCGGGAATCAGGCATGTCTCGCAGCTACTGGGTTTAACTGTTTTGCTTTGATCGCAGAGGTCGATGGTACATCTATGGCTGTCACGAAGAAGACAAATGGTAGGGTTAGGCTGATCTCTGTCGGATCGAAGCGTCAAGTGATGGCCGCAGCGGATGATTATATGAGGCAGCACGAAACAGGTGACTCGGCTAAAAAAACGAAGCGTTGGTTGAATGACCCTGTGAGCGATAAACAGCGCAGTGCGTTGTCTAGGCAGGGGGTAAACGTTAGCCCAATTGACTTCTCGTGGACGAAGTACAGGGCCGCATGTATGCTCAACTACACATGGAACAAGCAGTTTGTGGATAACATCGTCTACAACGTAATCTCAGAGTGGGAACAGTCAGCATGATTAGGGGCGAAGTTACTTTTATGTTTCATAGGAAAGAAGGGACTGCTGTTCAAACTTCTTGCTTTATGAGTTTTTCAGATCGTGACGATCTTGATGGAATTAAGCGTCAAGTCGTTGATGCAATCTTGGATTTTACTGAAGATAAGGATGATCAATACAAGTGCGTGAGTGTTGTGGTCGATATCCCTGATATGGATCACTACCTGACCGCAATGGTTACTTTTGATGAGGAGGGCGAAGAATGGTTGAAAACAATGGCAATGCACAAGGAGCAGGAGACAATCCACTAAAACGAATTGCGGATTATTTTGAAACTGTTGGGTGGGATAAACGTTTAGTCGATCTTACAGAGGATGAAGTGGTCGGATTAATCTTTGTTGCGAAGAAGACAGAAGGGCTAGAAGATGTCTACACAGAACCTTACCTTGCAGAGCTATTTGACCGGATCGTCCAAAATTCCGTCAAGCCAGAGCCAGCCACTATCCCCTTCTGAAGACGCAACGGCGATTATCAAAGAGTTGGATCGGGCCGTCATTGAGAAAGAGCGTAAGCAACCGCAACGCAAATATTTGGGGGCTTCCTCTCTCGGTGATCCATGCGCTCGTAAACTTCAATACAGGTATATGGGGCAGCAGAAAGACAAAGATAAAGGCTTCCCTGCGAAGACTTTACGAACATTTGCTCTTGGTCACACCATCGAAGATCTGATGATTATGTACTTCCGTGACGCTGGATTCGATCTGCGCACAGAGAAGTATGGCGAACAATTTGGATTCGACACAGCGGACGGCGAAGTTCGTGGTCACATCGACGGTGTAATATGTGGCGGTCCATTACACCTTAAATATCCAATGCTGTGGGAGTGCAAGTCCGCATCGGACAAGAAGTTCAATGAATTTGTTCGTAAAGGTGTGACAGAGGCTAATCCAGTCTACGCAGCACAAGTCGCGCTATATCAAGCCTACATGGATTTAACTGAGAACCCTTGTGTGTTTACGGTTCTGAATAAAAACACAAGCGAAGTTTATATCGAAATGGTCCCATTCAATGCGGACCTTGCACAAAAAACCAGTGATAAGGCTGTGCAGATTTTGGAGGCTACAAGGGGTAATGACATTCTTCCGCGTATCGCGCAGAATGACGACTTTCACATTTGCAAGTGGTGTGAGTTCCGCAACACTTGTTGGCAAAAAGAAGGGGCGGCATGAACCGCCCCAAAAGGTAAAACTGATGCTTGATGGGGATCAATATAATGAGTGTGGTAAGGTTTGGCAATACAACATCTAGTGTTTCCGCGCATGAATTAGTCGAAGAAATTTCTAGGAAAGTTCCTAAAACAGAACAAATTCGCATCCTTCAGGATACGTTTCCTGCTGGGCGCATTCATGGCAAAACATTCTACATTGGCTCCTTGCTTGGTGATTCTGGCAAGTCGATGAAGATCGACATTGATCCGGCATCACCACATTTTATGCGTGGGCAAGACTTCAATGGTGGCGTTGGCGTGGGCGGCATCGTGAAGATTCTGATGCACGGCAGGGACATGAAGATGAGCGAGATCAAAGAAATGTTCTCGGATTATCTCGAAAACACACAGCCACAAATTGTTCGGGATAACGGGCCTGTCGAACATCCGATCAAAACACAATACAACGCCAACACACCGTATGATGCCCAGTACATCTACACCAATGCAGATGGCGAAGTGCTGGTCACAGTGCGTCGGTACAATGTAAAGGACATCACTGGGCAGCCTATGCTGAACAGCAATGGCAAGCCCAAGAAAGAGTTCAGGCCGTTTGTTGAGGGCGTTGGTTATTCCAAGTTCCCTGACATCCGCCCCATGTACAACATCCCAAACATCTTGGCATCGGAGCGGGTGATTTGGGTTGAGGGTGAGAAGTGCGCTGACTCTTTAAACGAGGCTGGTTACACGGCGACATGTACGATTGGTGGGGCTGGTGCGCTGACCAAGAAGACATCGGCGCAGTTCGACTTCTCTCCATTGCAGGGCAAGGAAGTAATCCTGTGGCCTGACAACGATCCGGCTGGCAAGAAGTTGGCTGACTTAATCCAAGACTTGGCTCTGGCTGCTGGTGCGAAGTCGGTGACAATGCTGACACCGCCTATGGGCAAGCCCGAAGGATGGGACGCATCGGACGCCATTACCGAAGGCTTCAACATTGAAAGCTTTCTTAACACCAAGGCAAAAGTCACAAAGACAAACATCAACCTACTGGATGATACGTTCTCGGTGACAAGGTTCACGGGCGATGCACCAGAACAAAAGTTCCTGATCGAAGGCACATTCCCAATGGGGGTGCCGATTATCTTTGCTGCTGCTGGTGATTCAGGCAAAGGCATGATGACTCTCG